CCGGTAAGGAGGTGTTAAAAATTAGTCATTCCATTGACCCAAAGCCCAACCTGTATTGGCGGTTCCGGAGGAGGCGTTCTTAAAGTCAATAAAGACGCCAGCATTCTTATTTACCACGAGTTCGGAAGTGTGGTGGCGAACGCGAATCATGTCACCACGACGTGGCTCGGAACGATAGGTTTCGGTGTTGAACAATCCGCCGTCTTTTGTCCAGACGAACGTTCTACCAAATCCACCACCGCTGATTTCCCCACCTTGTACGTTACCGAGCCATGCGGATTCTTTATTCCAAATGGACGCCAATGACGTGGTGGTAGACATACGAGGATTCGTATCGTAGTAAGCGTGTGAGATGTAAACGTTTTTGATCCCAAATGATTTGGCAATGTCCTGATCGTTAATGAGCTTGTACCCAACTCCCGATCCAAGGTTACCATACAAGAAGGTGTTCAACTTGGCAAGTCTACGAATGTAGTTCCATTGAGTGGAAGACAAAACCAAGGTGTTTGGAGTTTCACCCATCTTCGTAAGCGCCTTGATGGAATCCATAAGGAGTTTAGCGAAGTCAAGGTTGGCAATATTGGCTTCTGATCCCCAAGCCTGATTCGCTCCCGTGCCATACGTGCCGGTATCTCCAGCGTAAATCGTGGTAGCGTTGTTGCCGGTATTTTGAAGCGTGCCAAATACACGTGATTCAAAATCCATTTTCAACGTACGCATGATGAGCTTGGAAGTAAGAACCTCAACGTCGAAGAACTTATCATAGTCCTTTACGAGAACGTCATCAATACGCTCCTCAAGACCGCGATCCAAACATTCATACGTTGCCGTCTTGAACTTCCGAGTCGTCTCGTTGTACGTACCGGTTGGCGCTCTGAGAGTTGAATCCTTCTTGAGCAACTCGCCAGTCGAGATTTCAATACGTGGATAAATCCCAGCGCGAGCGTTTGTCGAGTACTGAGGAAGAACCTTGTCGCCGATTAAATGTGCGTCAGACTTGGCGGCCTCCTCAACGAAGGCGTTTAAGTCGTGGCGAATGATAGCTGCTGTATTTTGATACATGATAAAAAATGTTTTATTAGTTACTTAGTAAAATCGCCTGAATCACACCATTAGCCGCACCGACCTCTAGTGGGATAAATCGCGGAATTTCTTTATCGGCTGCTCCCGCAGCGACTGCTAGACCCTTGGCTCCAAGGTTATGGGGCGTACCGATCGTGGTCGCGCCAAGGCAAGAGATATTAAAGATACCCCCAGCGCTAAAAAGATGTATCGCGGCTGGCTGTTCGGAAACAGCTTCGGACACGTCATGTAGTAGAACCCCGATGGCCTTCTTGGCGGTTCCGGCTACTACGCTACCAGTGCCGTCAAGGTCGACGGCTTGGCCGGATAGCCCCACGAATGAGGAGGAGAGAGGTCGAGAAATTACTCCGTTATGATTCACTTATAAGTCCTCAGTTAGAGAAAACGCCTTGTTCGATGAGCCACTGCCGATGACCACGTGGATCATTTTCAACAGCATTCATGATAGAGTCCGATTTGTTTTTGCCTTCGGAATTCTGTACGGAAAACTCAAAAGTTCCTTCGGTTGCCTCAAATCCGAAAAGCTCACCTGCGCCGGGCTCGACGGGAGATACTCCAGATTCTTCAAGCACTTCGCGGAGAAGTTCGTTTTCTTCTTCAAGCTCTTTTGCGAACTCAATGAGAGAATCAACCTTGCCATTGACCTGATCAAACTCGAAATTTTCACGAGCTTCTTCCTCGGCCTCAAGTGCTCCACGTGCTTTTTCTTCAAAATAGTTCATGACGTCATCTACTGTACTAGGATCAGAATACTCCACATCCTGTCCGGCGCCAACCAGTTCCGCGTCTTCGTATCCCTCAGGAGCTTCTTCATACTCCTCGGCATACTCACCGGAATCATACTCATCGTCAGCATAAGCTTCATCGCCACCTTCCATTTCGTCAAGCGCGGCAGCTTCTTCAATAGCTTCAGCGAGATCGCTTTGAAAACCTTCGATGGCCGCCAAGCGGTCGTCGACATTATAATCTTCTGTATTTGGATCGTCCATATCTAAGTTAATGTTGTCAACTTTGGCCTCAAATAATCCGTCTGGATTGGCCGCAGGGTCTGTTACTAGGTCTACGGATACAAT